AGACGCCAGTCGTTTTGTAATCGCTTTTGGTACGGATACATACGGTAATGGTATTCAAAACCCAATGCTTGTTAGCTGGTCAGACCAACAAAATATTTTAACGTGGACTCCTGCAATTACAAACCAAGCTGGTAACTATACATTAAGCCGAGGCTCACAAATTATTTCAGCAGTACAAACCCGTCAAGAAATTGTTATATTTACTGATATTGCTGTTTATTCTATGCAGTATTTAGGCGCTCCATTTTTTTGGGGATTTAATATCCTTGGCGATAACATATCTGTTATGGGTCCTAATTGCACTGTATCGGTAAATAACGTAACTTACTGGATGGGTAAAGATAAGTTCTTCATGTATTCTGGACAAGTACAAACACTACCATGCACATTAAGAGAATATGTATTTCAAGATATTAATCAAACTCAATCGTTCCAATTCTTTGCGGGTATTAACGAAGGGTTTAATGAAATCTGGTGGTTCTATTGTTCCGCCGCTTCTAACGTTATTGATAAATATGTAATATATAACCACTTAGAACAGACTTGGTATTATGGTGATATGACTCGTACAGCATGGTCTGATACACCACTTAGAGGTTACCCAACAGCATTAGGCTACGCCCCTGTAACTACACTAACACAAGCAGTAAGTTTAACGGCTACAACTATTAATGTTGCAAATAAAGGAGATTTCCCATCAGCCGGTGTAATTGAAATTGATGCAGAACGGATTATATATACAGGCTCAACAAATACGACATTAACTGGATGTTCAAGAGGTGCTTATGGTACAACTGCTGCCGTGCATAATTCTGGAACTGTAGTAACGGATATTGGCGTAGTAGACTCTGGTATTATTTACCATGAAAACGGAGTTGATAATGGCACGGCAAACCCCTCAGTACCTATTGATGCATATATTCAATCTTCTGACTTTGACATTGGTGATGGGCATAATTTTGGGTTTGTATGGCGTATCATACCAGATATAAGTTTTAACGGTTCAACAAGTGCAGCACCAAATGTAACATTTACAGTATTGCCTAGACAAAACCCCGGCTCTAATTATGGCTCATCTGACCTTCCATCCGTAGCAAGTGCACAATCTTATGTTGGACAAAGCACTTATGATGTTCAGCAATTTACCCAATACGCTTATTGTAGGATTCGAGGTCGTCAAATGTCTTTAATTGTTTCTTCAGATACTACTGGAGTTCAGTGGCAGTTAGGTAATCCTAGAATTGATATCAGACCTGACGGCAGACGCTAGGCTATGGCACTTATTACTACCAAAGCTCCCAAGCTACCCGTTGCCCCACTCGAATATAACAAGTTGTTTTTAGACCAGCTTGAACAAATTTTAGGTTTGTATTTTAATACGATAGATAACGCAGTAGCAGGGTTAATTAATCCGGCAAGTGGAACAACGGCAAATAGACCAACATTGCAGTTACAAATTGGTCAAATGTATTTTGATACTACTTTAGGCATTCCTATTTGGTATAACGGTACAGTTTGGAAAAATGCTAGTGGAACTACTGTTTAGATGGTAAAATCACATTAATTGTAAGGAGATATTATGGCTGGTGGCGGCGGTGGTGGAGGATTAGGAAGTTTCTTGCCTATGGCATTGGCTATCGGCGCTACTATTGCCACTGATGGCGCTGCTGCTCCTATGTTGGGTGAAGCTATGGGTGCTGAAGCTGGCACATTAGGTGCTACTATGTTAGGTGCCGGTGCTATGGGTGCTGGAACAAGTGCTCTTGGTGGCATTATGCAAGGTCAAAGTGCGGGTGACGTTCTTAAAAATTCATTAATAAGTGGCACAATTGGTGCTGGAACTGCTGGTATTTTAGGTGGATTAAGTGGTGGACCTACGCCAGATGCTCTTGCGCCCTCATCTAGCGGCACAGAAATGAACGCAATGGTAAATCCATCGCTAGGAAACAACGGAATTACTTTACCGCCTACCCCCGATGCTTCTTTATCACCATACGGTTTTGAACCTACCCCAAATCCTGTACCTTCTTTAAATAGTGGGTTACCAACTCCAAACCCAAACATAACAACACCATTTGGAACTTCTAGTTTAGGTTCTGGAGTGTCATCTGGAATACCATCCGCAATTCCTGAAACAGTAAGTGCTGGACCCGGTAGTTTCTTTGATAAATCTTATATTCCATCTAAAATGGCGGGCTATGCTATTGCGGCAGCGCCTAGTTTATTAGCTGGAAATTTATTTGCACAGCCAACTCTTAATACAGCACAAGCAGCTAATCCTGTTACGTCTGGTTTAGATTATAAATTTGATAGAAACACATATCAACCGTCAGTTGCCCCCAACTATAACGGTATTGCTGGTTTAGACACAGGTCCTAGAGCACAAAGATTAATGGGTTATGGTTACGGTAATCCTAGAACACAAAGTTTATCAGGCTATGGTTATGCTGATGGTGGGTCAATTGGCACTGTAGAAGAAATGTCTCGTGAAAACGCTACTGGCGGTAATCAAATGTTCCCTCAAGCAGGATTGGGCGGTTTAACTGGTGCAAATACATATCAAAATGCAACTAATACCCCAACGTCATCAAATTTAATGGAACCAACCGATGCAATTACTGACCCTTATACTGGGGCTATGAAATTTGCTTCAGGCGGGCAGACTCCTTCCGCTCAAAATATGTTAAATGCAATAAATCAATCTACAATAAATACTATGCAACATGGTGGTTCTGGAGGTTTTGACCCAATTGGTAGCGCGTCTAATTTAATTTCTGGCAATACATCAGGTTCAGGAAGCCAAGGAATTGATTTTGCAAACGACCCAAATTATGTTTTTGACCAACGTACCGGTCAATATGTTAGAAGATTTAGAACCGGTGGTAAAACACCTAGAACTCTTACGGCAAACACGCAACAAAATACAGGTTTAAATTTGCCAGAAGTTAAAAAACATATGGCTGCGGCTAGAACTCCTGAAGGACTAAAAGCTGTAAGTACGGCAGCACAGGGTGGGGACTATAATGCGCAATTTGCTTTAAACCAAATGCAAGGTAGCCCAGTACAAGGTATAGATGCCGCTAGTCAAATGCCCGCAACAATTCAAGCAGCACAGGGTGGGATTATGGGTGGTACTATAGGTTCGTACTCAGATGGTGGGCAGATGTTAAAAGGTCCTGGAGATGGCATGAGTGACTCAATCCCTGCTAAAATAGGTAAACATCAACCGGCAAGATTAGCTGATTCAGAGTTTGTAATTCCAGCGGATGTAGTAAGTCATTTAGGTAATGGGTCTAGTGACGCTGGGGCTAAACAGTTATATGCAATGATGGATAGAATTCGTAAAGCTCGTACAGGAACTAAAAAACAAGGTAAACAAATTAAACCTGAAAAGTATATGCCCGCATGAAGGTTCAAACCGTAGATGCATCATATATTACACAGATTTGGTCAGCAGTTGCGCCGTATATAGAACGTGCTTTACAATATACAGATGATTATAATGCTGACCAAGTTAAAGTATTTTTAACTACAGGTTCATGGCTTTTGCTAGTTGCGGTTGATGATTTGCAACAAATACATGGTGTAGCTACCGTGCGATATGACAATGGCGTTAATGATAGAACAGCTACCATAACAACTTTAGGTGGTAGACAAGTCGTTAATCAAGAGATTTTTGACCAAGTATGTAGGATTGCAAGAAATATGGGCGCTACTAGAATTCAAGTGTACACCAGAGATGGTGCAATTCGTTTATATGAAAAAGTTGGGCTTAAAAAGAAAGCCACATTAATGGAGATTAAATTATGAGCGGAGGCGGAGGTCAAGCACCAGCAGCAGCACCATCACAACCAACAACCCAAACAATAACGACTAATCCTATTGCAGATTGGGCACAGCCTACAGCTAATGCTTTAATTGGTACGTCTATGTCCAATGCGTTTAATCTTGGTCCTAATGGTGAAATTTTAAGCTCCCGTGGTTTTACTCCATTTGGTGGTCAAACTAATGCCCAAGGTCAATTTACAGGCGCTCCAATTAGTCAAGACCAATATAACCAACAGTTACAAGTCGCAGGACTTGGCGTTGCAGGACCTAGTGCGTTACAGCAACAGTCATATCAAGGCGCAGCAAATCTGCAAGTCCCCGGACAATATAAACCAGCTACAGCCGCTGCTGGGTACGGTACAATGCAAGCTTTAGGTGCCGGACAAAATTACGCCCAACAAGCTACTGACCCTAATTCGGTTGGTGCTTATATGAACCCGTATATTCAAAATGCTCTTAATCCAGCATTAGCATTACAACAACAACAGTTTGGTCAAATAGGCGCACAAAATCAAGCTCAAGCTACACAATCAGGCGCATTTGGTGGTGGTCGTGAAGCGGTTATGGCTGGGTTAAATCAACAAAATCAAATGTTAGCTCAGAATCAATTGGTAGGTAACGCATACAACAATGCATTTGGGCAGGCACAACAAGCTCAACAATTTGGCGCTAATTTAGGTTTGCAGGGTGCTCAAGCTGGTATACAGGGCGCAAATACATTAGCTGGTATTGGTGGTCAACAACTTGCGGCTCAACAAGGTGTACTTGGTACACAGAATCAGATGGGCACACAAGAGCAACAAAATCAACAAGCACTGCTTAATCAAGCTATACAGAACTATGGTAACCAACAAAACTACGGCACTACTCAAACTGCTAATATTATGAATTTGTTGCGTTCTACACCAACAACTCAAACACAAACTACGTATCAAGCTCCTCCAAGTACAATATCTCAAATTGGTGGTCTTGGTGCTACAGCTCTTGGTGCTTACGGTGCATCGGGTGGGTTTAAATCAGCTGCTACTAATTCAGGTGGTGGAGAAATTAAAGAAAAGAAAATGGTTAGTGGTGGTATTGCTAGCGGTGTACCAGCAGAAAAATTACCAAGTATGTTAGAGAAGTTATCAGACCAACAGTTAGCACAAAAAGCTAATTTACAAACTAATGACCTAGAAACTGCGGCAGATGCTATAAGCCAACAATCTTTTAGAGCTAATGCTAGAGCAGGTACTCCAGGTTTTGCTCCGGGTGGTATCGTTGCATTTGCTGAAGGCGGGACTAAAGACGATGCAGTAGAACAAATGGGTAAATATGAAACTCCGGACCAGCCTACATTAGATAAGTTTTATAGTCGGTATGGACAAGGGTTTGATAGAATACCACCTACATCACAAGTTGCGCCACAAACGCCTGATATGATGGCTATAGCACAACAAAATAAAGATGCTGGTGCGGCTTATCTAAATGCTATTAAAAATGCTAGACCAGATGTAGCGCAACAAATGTGGGGTAGGCTCATGCAGTTTGGGGCTAATACAGCGGCGGGTACTTCACCTAATGCACTTACTAATTTAGGCGCTGCTGCTAAAGAAACTGCTCCCGGATTTATGGAAGATATTAAAGCTAATAGACAAGCGCAACTTGAAGAAGCTAAAGCTGGTTATGATATATCTAAGATGGATAGCGCTACTCTTATGGAAATTGCCAAGAACGCTAGCGAGAATAGACAGAAAGAACTTGACCGCCTTAAACAACAAGGTATGTCAGAAACCCAGGCTAATGCTACTATTACAGCTTCATTAAATGCATTAAAAGGGCATTTGGCTTCAGCAGCTGCTACTGGCGCTAATACCGCAGAATTAAATAAAACAAGAACTCTTGCTGAACAAAATAAAGCATGGGACAGATACGAAGACAATGTACGAGAATATGCAAAATTGTATATACCATCAAATAAATCTTGGGCTACTGCTACTCCTGAAGAAGTTAATACGGCAATTAAAAAAGCTAAAGAGTTAGTGCAAAAACCAGGTTCTAGCAATGTAATTAAATTAGATTAAAGGCTAAATAATGCCTATATATGAATACCAAGGTCAGCAATATGACATATCTACTAAAGACCCTGCGGAAGCTAAAGAAAAAATATTAGGTTATATTTCTAAAAATGCAATTGTAGAGCCACCAAAACCTGCCCCTATTGTAACTCCTCCTGAAAAAGGCAACGCATTAACCAATATAGTAAGCGGTCTTGCTACAGGTGCTGGTAAACTTATGGCTACACCAACCGAGTTTACTGGTTTATTAAGTGGCGAAAAACCCTATAAAGCTGAAGATACGCCAGAAGCTTTATTAAAATCAGCAGGTATACCCTCAAGCGCTGAAGATGTTTATAAAAGTGTTTTAAATACCCTAACACCAAAAAGTGCGCTAGGATTAGAAGGTATACAAAATAAAATATCGGGATTAGGTAGTGGTATATTAAACCCCTTTAAAGCAACTCAGCCTTTAAGCGCAGAATTACAAGCGGCTGGGGAAAGTATAAAATCTACAAAAGAAAAAAGATTAGAAGCCGAAAGAGCCGCTGCCATAGATAAAGAAGAAGGGCTTTTAAATGAAGCTAAAACAGCAATGGGTTTTACTTTATCTAACCCAAGTATGCTACCGGGTTTTATAGCTGAACAAATACCAAATTTACTTTTACCCGCTGGAGCGGGGAAGTTGGGTATAAATGTAGCTAAAAGTTTAATTACTAATGCCACAGAAAAAGCTTTGACAAGAATAGGTGTAAGTTCCGCCGTAGCAGCTGCAGCTGCTCAACAAGGGGGGGATACAGGTGCTGATACTTATGAAGCTGTACATAAATATTTAATAACCCAAGGTGTACCTGAAAAAGAAGCTCATGACATTGCTGTAGAAAAATCTAAAGTTGCGGCAGGAAAAGCAGCGGCTATAAGTGTGGCTACAGGATTTATTCCCGGCGCTAATGCTTTAGAAAGAAAATTAATAGGCGCAGCTGAAACGGGAGTAGCTAAAAAAGGTTTATCTAAATATGCGACTACTGGGCTTAATATAGCTGGAGAGGCTACCCAAGAAGGTATTGAAGAGGGTGGTGGAAAATATGTTAGTAACGTAGGATTACAGCAAGTAGCACCAGAAACAGATGTTATGAAAGGTGTAGGAAGTTCCGCTGGTTTAGGAATGTTAGGCGGTGCAATATTTGGAGGTTTAACCCACGGCGCTGGACGTACCCCATCTACTCAAACCCCAACCACTAAAAATGAATGGGTACTTGATGAAAATGGTAATTTAGTAAAAAATGAAGTAATAGAAGAAAAACCAAAAGGCACAGTTACATTAGGTCCTATAGAAACCGCAACGCAACAAGATTTATTTGGTGCTGGTGAACTGCCTAACCAAGTTGACCAAGGCATATTAAATGAAAAACAAAGACAAGAATCCGAAATAGAACGCAATATTTTTGCGTTGCAACAACAAGAACAAACGCCTGAAGTTAAACAGCAGATTGAAGCTTTACAAGCACAACTACCTAAAGGTCCGGGTCAAACTATAGATGTATTAAAAGAAGAACATAGTGCGTTAAGTCGTGCGCATACTGCCTTAGATACGCAGAAAGTTGCATTAGAACAACAACGTAATGCTACACCCAAGCTTGATGATAAGCTAGTAATTACAGAACAGATTAAAGCAATTGAAGCTCAACAAACGCAGATTGATACTCGTAGAGCGGAACTTCAAGAACAAGCTAAAAAATTAGCTAAACAAATTACACCTGAAGAAACTACCGCACAACGCAAGTTAAAAGAAGTATCGCCGATTGTTGGTAATGTGATGAGCAAGTTTGGTTTAACGCCAAAAGCTCCGATACGCAATGCAATTAAAAATTTAGATATGACCGTTCCTGAAGATAGGCAAACGTTTATAGACGAGATTAATAAGCACAGTATTAAAGGTGCTAAAATTAATATGGAAGAAGTAGAAAAATATTTAAGTTACTTTGAGGAGAAACCAAGTGGAGAACTTAATAGAGTTGACACCGGAGCAATTGAGCCAAGCGTTTCTGTGCCTGGAGAAAGAATTACGCCCACCGAAAGACTTGCAGCACCTGTCGTTACAGGAATGGAGAACAATATCGGGACTCCTGTGGGACTTGGAGCAGGAACGGAAACACTACAAAATGTACAATCAAATTCATTAGCCCTTTTTAAACCTGAAGGTATAGCACAAAACCTAGGGGATAAAAGTAGAAGCATTGTAGTTATGATGCCTATACAACAATTTTTAGACTTATCTAGCGAAGGTGGTGTAGATAGGGCCGCGCAAGAAAGAGCTAACAAGCGAGTTGCTGAAGGAACAGAATTTACAACTGTACCACACTTAATACTAGAACATGACAAAAATGGAGACGCTACAGTTGCAAGTCATGATGGTAGGCATAGAGCTAGAGCTTTATTAGCCGCTGGTTATACAGAAATGCCAGTAGAGTTACGTAGTCCTCGGTATCGCTGGAATAGGCAGGGAGATGTAGAAGATAGAGATTATATACAACAGTGGCCCACTACATTAAAAGCCCAAGATAATGCTAGTAATCCTAACTACACTGTGCCATTTCCAGTTTCTAGAGAGCAAGCCGCAAAGTATAACTATTCTGGAGTAACACCAGCAATACAAGCTGCACCGGAAACTCCCGATTACGGTAGAGAAATTAATCCTAATACTGCCGCTGTATTACAACAGCCTAATGTTACTATGGGGGCAATACCTACAAGTAACGTTGTAGAAGGACAGGCTACTGTTTCCCCTAAACAAGTTGAAGTACAAAACGATGCAGTACATGACGAATTAACTTCTAAAGAACAAACGCAATTAGCCGTAATTTATGGGCAAGATACGTATAATGACGTAGCTAAAGCTAGGTTTATAGATGACTTTATTAAAGCAATAAACGAAGGATTAGATAAAGTACATAAAGTAGTAGCGGCTATTGTTAGAAGATTACAAGCTACGGTATTAGCAACTGCTATTATCATGAACCCTAACTATATGAGTCCGGCTTCTATTGTGCTTATGCCCGTTCAACAACAAATTACTACTACGGAACAAGTTAGAGCTGAAGTACCTAAAGAAGTTAAAGGTATGTCTGATGATGCTAAAAAGGCATACTCCGTATTGATGCCTGCATTACAAGACCAAGGCAAATATTTTACTATTGTTGATAAACCATCTGCTACCGTATATGTATTTAATTCTGATGGTAGTTTGGTAAAACAAAGTAAAGTATTGTTAGGTAAAGCGTTTGGTGATTTCTATAAAGGCAGTACAGATTTTGTACAAAACCGCATTACTCCCGCAGGGAATTTTGTAGTAAACGCCGAAAAAGGTGGGGATACTTATGATGGTAAGACAATATATACTGTAGGTAATGTTGACGAAGGTTGGTCAGCTGCCATATTCCATACCGTATATACAAAAGAAAGCGATGCTAAAGACCGTTTAGCTGCATTGGGTAAAGAAGGTCCTGAAGATTCTAGATACTCTCATGGTTGTATTAATGGTAGCCCAGATTTAATGGAAACTATTAACAACGAAAAGATGGATAAATCACATATGTTTGTGGTTCCTGATAATCCTGAGTTGCTTGATAGTTTTATTAGCAATACCGTACCTAATACTGATTTAACTCGTGCAACTGTAAAACCTAAAACTGTAACTAAAACAACTACAGAACGTGGTCAAGGAATTTCTACTACCGGCGGCGAAGACCAATTTGCTATACGTAGAGAAGATAGTAAAACTGCGGCTTTAGAAGAATTAAAAAAACAAAAGAAAAAACCTAGAAATGTAACTCCTTCAGAACTAGCGCAAGCTAAAGAATTATTTGGTGAATATGCCAATGATAGTATTGCGCTTTTAAGAAGTGGGTTTACATTAAATGATATAGCTAAAGCATTGGGCATAATTAAAAATAACTTACCTACTTCAGACAAAATCAATGAGCTAGATAAAGCTTATGAAGCGGCGGGTGGGCAGAAAGCTATGCCTAATGTAGGTAGAATAGAAAAAACTATAAACCAAGTAAAATCGTTAAAGAAATCTTATGACGATAACCAAGATGTAGCCGGTTCATTTTTTAAAGCTATAACAAATATTACTAGCACTGCTAATGTATTCTCATTTGATAGAGCTTATAGCAACCGTATACGTAGTGTTTTTATAGATTTAAAAAATAAAGGCGATATTACTTTAGAACAATTTAAATTAGCTACGTTAAGAATTTCTATTAGCCAAGCTTTATACCGTAAAGATTTAGCTAAAAAGTTTTTAAGCATGGGTAATCTTGTTTATGACAAAATTACAAACCGTTGGGAAGCAATAAACGATGATATAAATTGGGGTAAATTTGAAACTTTAATAAAAGATTTTGCTACCGATATAGGTGGTACGCCAGAACAAGCTTTAAAGTATATGAGTAAAGCTTATGAAGCTAATCGTGTTTTAGATGACTATAAACAAATGGATAAGTTATCAAAAGATATTACGATTACAAAAAATAAAATTGATACCTTATCTAAAAATAAATCTAGAAGTAAGGCAGAAGAAAAAGAATTAAATACAAAAAAAGAATTAATAAAAGAACTTACTAAACAGTATCAACACCAAGTAGACTTAGTACAGCATATGACTCGTGCGCAAGCTCAAGCCGGTGTTAATGATATGCTTAATAAACACCCAGCAATTAAACAAGGTTTAGACATATTAAATATTATGAAGCAACGTGCTGTAAAAATTATGGTAGATACTGGTGTAAAAAATGAAGATATTGCTAAAGATTGGATAAATGATTTAACTTACGTGCCTTTTAACAGACAAATAGATGACGCAAAAGAAGGTAGTGCAATACTTTCTAGAAATTTAAAAGAAGTTATGCAAGAGCGTAGGAAAGAAGGGTCTATGCTTGAAGTTAATAACACAATAGAAAATATGTTTGAATGGTATCAATGGGCTATTTCTCGTGCTATAAGTAACCAGCAAATGAATGTAATGATTGACCAGTATAAAGCTGTGTTGCCTGATGAGGTAAGAAAAGGTAAAGGACCAAAAGAAAATACTTTTTCTGTGTACAAAAATGGTGTAGAACAGTTCTATCATGTAACTGACCCGGCAATTGCTCAAGCTTTCTTGGGTATGGAAACTATGGTATTTCCGGGTATTGGCGCATTTATGACATTCAAAAATTCTTTTAGTCATTTAATTACTAGAATGCCACTTTTCCCTATAGTTCAGTTATTTGAAGATACTTATGATGCTATGACTACTTCAGGATTAAAACATCCTTTTGGGCTATTAAAAGAAGTGGGCAAAGAGATTATAAAAACTACTACAGGTACTAGCGAGGCACGAGCAAAATTATCTGCGGCAGGGGTTCTTATGACCCACGATACTAGCGCTTTAACAACTGCGGATGATTTAACTAAAAAATTAAATTTAGATGACCCTAGTGTTTATCGTAAAACTATGAATGCATTAGATAAATGGGCGGCGGTTAATGATAATATTGTACGTCAAGCCGTTTATGCGCAAGGTATAAAAGAAGGTTTAAGCCATGCTATGGCTATGGAAAAAGCTGTCGAACTAATTAATTTTAGGCGTGTTAGTGGTAATCCAGCGGTAGTTTTTGCAAGTAAAATAATACCTTTCTTCGGTGCTACTATGCAAGTAACCGATGTAGCTTTAAAAACTATAACTGGTAGAGGTACAACTCCACAAGAACGTAAAGAAGGGTTAAAAGTATTACTGTCTACAACTGCTAAAATGGCTGCAATAAGTTTTTTATATGCTGCTGCTGCTTCAGGAGATGATGATTATAAAAAGAAAACTCGCATATCTCGTGACCAATCATTTGTAATTCCTGGTACTAATGGTTTTAGTATACCTGTACGTCCCGGTTTATTTTCAATTAATAAATTAATAGGCGAGTATGGGTATAAATACCTTATGGAACATAGTACTGATGCACCGGAAGAATTTGCTAAGGCTATGGCGCATGGGATTATGAAACAATTTACACCCCCATCAACCACACTAGTTACACCTACTTTGGGTTTATACCTTAATAGGGATATGTACAATAATAGAGACATAGTAAATCCTACAATGCGTAAGCTTTTGCCTGAAGACCAATATAATAAATACACTTCTGAAATGGCTAAAGCGTTAGCCGCAGGGACAGGTATATCCGCTTTGAAAATAGATTACTTTTTAAAAGCATATTTTAGTAGTGTAGCTTCGCTAACAGCACTAGCAACTAATTCATTTATTGCGGATATGAGAGGTATACCATTACCTACTATGTCAACTAGAGATATGATTGTTGGGTTTCCTAGTATGAGTAAGTTTATGTCCAAAGAAGAAACTTCTGATGCTGTAGCTGATTTTTATGATACGACAAAAGACATAGCTACCTTAGTAGATACTATAAATAACGTAGGACCATATAACCCAGAAAAAGCCAAAAAGTTAATGGAAAAACCCGAAAACGCTAAACTTCTTAAAGGTGCAGATGCGATGGAAAGGGCTAAAGAAATATTACAAAACCTTAATTCGCATGAACGATATATTCTTGAGCAACCTGAAAGTAAAATGAACGCAGATGAAAAAGCTAAAGAAATTAAAAAAATAAATGCGGAACGTGAAAAAGTACGTAATGTTACTAAAAATATTAAAGAATCTATAAAATAAAAAAAGCCCCGAACTTGTCGGGGCAAACCTAATAAATTAGGGAAAGGAAAAGTAAACGAGAAGTTTACCCCTTAAATATACACTAGTTTTATCTAGTGCGCCAGAACCTTATACCAATTAACCCATTTTCTATCTTTTCTTTATACTTTAATCTTATGCTATGTTGCTTAGCTGATATTAAAATGCTTTTGATTAAAGGTTCTGTATCTAAAGCAGGGATAAAAAAAGAAGACCCCAGCACCATTGCGTGCCATTCAATAATGACTGGGATGCCCTCATTAAATATCTGATTCTGCTTTTGATGTTTCACTTACAGCCGGTGTATCCATTAGTTTCAAAACAGAGTTATCAATCTTAATTGCATTAACTGGAGGCGTACTTAGTAATGTACCTTTAGCCATAGCTTTCTTAACTATAGTACCCCCTGCATTTAACTTAGTTAACTCATTGAGCGTACTCTTGTATGCAATCTGTTTCTCAGTACACCATAGCTTAAAGTAATCGGCATCAATATAGATATGGTTTGTATCGGGTTCAAATCTGATAAACAAGGTATCGTATACATCTTTGAGGGGTGCTTTAGTAAGACCTGTACGTTTATCTAACGCATCATCAACAACTAATAAGCTACGGTTATGGCTATTCAAGAACGTACCTAATGTAATTCCTGGGTCACGCTTAGCAGATTTAACGCTATCTTTTAAGTTGCCTATATAGTCTACAGCCCAAGCCCATACTGGCTTAATATCTATGTTGTGTAGACCTAACTTTTCGCCAAGTATAGCACCTGTAAAAGCAGCAGCTACGCCAGCGGAATAGAATCGTTGCTTAGAAGTTAAACCAGCCTCAGCATCAAATTTCTTCTGCGTATCTTTTAACAGCTTTTTTACAAAATCTAAATTGGCTATTGAGTGTTCCAATAATATATCCGCCGCTAGCCCATAGTTACTGTATAGCGTAGTTTCAAACAACTCATCTGCCGTTTCTTTAGACATCGTATTATCGGCTTGAATCTCTACCTCAATCATACGTAGTTGCTCAGCTTCAGGCGTAGCTTTTAAAGCACCCATTTTATCGTGCATACTTGAGTTGCCTGACATAAAAGCGGAAGTAGCCCAACGAGTGTTGTTTTCACGCATCTCATTAGAGTTTGCTTTCATTCTATTATTAGACCTACCCTGAGATACACCATATGCTACGGCACTAACTGATTCCTTAGTCATATCAGTAACCTCATCCACGCAAATAGGTATATGGCAATACACACCCATCTGATGGAACTGTGCTTTTACAGTATCACCTTTAATAAGCATTAAATCTTCAGGGTGTCCATATATGCTATTAATAACTTTTTGAATAGTTGTTTTACCAGTACCCGACTCATTTTCTGTTATGGAATATATCAAACCTTTTTGACCAGTAAACTTTAAAAACGGATTACCTAACCCAGCAAAGAATAAAAACGCTCTAGCCTCCTGCCCTTTCCTTCCATAAGAATTAACCACTCGTTTCCACTCGTCTAGTTTACCTTTAGGTTTTAACCATCCGGAAAACATTAAAGTCTTGCTAGATGGTGGTGAATAAACTACTCCATCTTTAGATATTTCTCTCTCGCCTATAATGAACTTAGTATCATCATCATGCCAACCAAACTGTGTGCGCATCTTCTCAGACTTTTCCCTTGTCTGTAACTCTTTTGTAAAATCAATAATATATTGCATTAGCTCTCCTATCTGTTTAGCGTTTTCTACTACACCTTGTTTACCTACTATCTCTTTAAACTTATCCGTAGCCATAAGACTAGGACCCGAACAAGCAAACTCTCTTACACCATCTTTTGGTAGATGCAACCGCATCCAAACCATTTCACCTAACTCTGAATCTTCCATACGTTTAACTACATAAAAATCATGCTTGTAAATGAGCCTATCTTTTTCAATTACTTCGCCAGTCTCACTATCTATAAAACCTTGCTTATATATACCACCATTCTTACCCCTAAAATATCCTGTAGGCATTTCGGGAATAACATACTTAATATCTTTACCAATTTCTGCACTGGGTAATACAACTACGTTATCTTCAGGAGTTGCGGGTATAACTCTAGAGCCTACCTTAATTGGGTTATCTACTTTACCTTTATTGGGGCAGCCTTCACAGCCTCCTGGGTTTATTTCATTAAACTTAACGCATGAATATGGACCTTTTATTTCACTAGCTTTTCTTTCTGTCGCTTGTCTACTATACCCCTGATGTTTAATAGATATTCTATGAATAGCAGTATCCTTATCCTCACAAAAATATGCTATTGATAAAGCCGCTCTCCATACTGGTTCTTCTATAGTATCTTGGTTAGTGTACGCATTTAATAATTGTAAACAACCCTTAGTCTTCATTATGTGCGCAAAACTTGTACGGTAATTCTTTTGAAGATTTCGGTCTGTATCAGACATAGCCCTACGTGGTGGATTAGCTAAATCAATACCTAAGTTTTCCAATCCCCAAGATAACTTCTTCTTAAACTCTTTATAGTCTACAAGTTCAAGTGCAGGTTTCTTCCATTCAACTGGTTTAGGTGGGTCTGATTTAAAGTTAAGCGTATCAGGAACCCTAAGCACCATAGCTAAATCAGTTACCTTAGAAGTATCAGCTAACAAACCTAAATTTGTTATTTGTTTCCTAAGTAAATTAGCCGTGTGCTTCCATTCATCTTTAAGTATTGTTTCTTTTAACGCCCAAGATATGTGTATACCATTACCTGAATTAACAACATTTGGTCTAGGCAACCCAAGGGTGTCACAAAATTTTCTTAGCGCAGTCCCTGCCTCACCCTGAGTTAAATATCCTTTTCCTTCATCTGCATACTTCTGTCCACAATCTATATCTAGAAAAAACGCTTTATTCCATCCCGCATTTATAGCCTGCCTATTCTCATTGGTGATAAATTTAGAAATCCCAAAATACACATCTCTTTTTAAATCTAAGTATTCTTGAATTGCTTTCTCTGCACCTTCTATAGTATCTACAAACGTTGTGAGCGGTTTGGCTTCCTTATTTTTATAACTCCCTATGCAGTAGTACCCAGTACCTTCTTCGGGCAATACAGTAGAGAGAAAGGTTCTCCATGAGGTCATACATATCCTCTTTTTTCGCCGACAATAATCCTCTTGGGCTAGTGGCACCTAGCCTTTGAGTTGGCTTACGCCTTCTTTTTTAACTTTTGAATATACTTTGTTACTTCATTCTCGTACTTTGAACTAACATCATTTAGCCCTGTAAACCAGTTATATACTGCGGTTCTAGAAATATCAAAATGAGCCGCTATATCAATCACTGATATACCTTGTTTAATACATAGTTTCCCTAAGCGAACTCCAAGCATTTCTCTATCAGCAAGTGCATTGGCTTGAGCTATTTTTTGTGAATATCCAATCATATTTTGTAGGGGGCATAGCCCCCGCCTTTCTTAAGCCCAGTCGTCTAAAACAGCGTTAATATCTTTCGGTTCTTCTACTTCGACTTTTTTAACACGTTTAACAGGCTCTTCTTCTGTTTCCTTTTCGGCAACGGGCGTTGCTTTTTCGGCTACAGGTTTAGTCTCTGCTTTAGATGCGGCTAATTTTGGATTATCTAACTCTGCGACCGTTGAACCAATAGCAATCTTAGCTTCCTGAGTTTTACCTTTATTTTGGATATTAATAAACTCATCTTCTTCCAAATAGCGTAAGGCTTTAAAAGTCAACTTAGGTGTCGCACTTGCTGTATCAAAACGCATTTCTGTAACCACGCTTGTAACAGATACATTATTGCTACCAAGCAAACGAACATACGCCTCTAAAGGTAATTTACCACCTTCACCCTTACCAAAAATAGATTGCGCTGGTAGAGTTAATTGGAACACATCACCTTGTTGGTCGTTCTCTAAAACAACTGCTAAACGGCGGCTATATCTACAAGCTCTGCCTTTTCCTGATGGTGCTGAACCGTCAATATTTTGTGGGCAATTAGCGCAAGTTTTAGACTGTACGTTTAAAGATTTTGTATTAGGTATAATGCCGTCATCTGAATAGCAAGTAGGTGACTTAACTACCGCATCTTCTGAATATGTAGCATCATAGAATGTACGTGAGTTATGTTGAGCCGCCGCTACGATAATAACAGGCATAGCCCTATCTTCGTTTTGTGCAACTTCTTTACCTGCAACCATCATACGGAAAACACTACCCTTAATAGAAATGCGTTTTACACTAGTGGTACTAGAACTTACATTACCCATAAGGGCTTTAGTTGTTTCATCTACACCGCCACGTAAGTGGGCTGGTAGGCTTGCGTTTGAGAGGGATAATTCTTTACTCATTTACTTCTCCTTGTGGTTTAGTTTCTGTGTTTGTTATTGCTTGTATATCTGCTTCTTTAAATCTTAATTTAGAACCTACTTTGAAGTGCGGTATTTTGCCTTCTTTGCAAAGAACATAAATTGTTTGTCGAGAGACTCGTAGTATCTTAGCTACTTCGTCTACTGTCAAGGGATTTTCATGCATTTTTATTTCCTCTTTATCATTACTGCGTACTTATTAACTACATTCATACCTATTGGCATTAATGTTGGATTTTCTTCTAAAAATTGTTTCATGTTTAACGAACTTATACGGCGTTGTAAAACATGGGGTATGTTGTTCTCAACTACGAACTTGTACATGTTGTCCCAATCAGAAGTTTCATAACTTGTTTTAACTGTTTTATATACGTTACCAAATGAAGTTCTTAGGCTATCTGCGCCTACATCTCTGCACATCTTAACTAGTTCGGCTTCAACCATTTCCATTTGTTGTTCTATTTCCCTATCTGCATTTGTATATTCTTTAGATAGCTCAGCACGTTTATCACGCATGGCTATGTAAGCTTTTACAAGGCGGTCTGCCTTTACTGTTTCACTCATTTACTTCTCCTTTTCTTACTGTGTTTTCTTTTATTGTACACCATATCTTAACAATGTCAACTAAGTATATCATTATATAGCGACATTATATTATGTTGAATATCCTGTTTGTTTTCAAGGGCTTCATACAACTTCTTTTCTACATTAGAACCTTTTAACCTAATTACAGTACAAGGATTATTTTGCCCACTTCTATGCACCCTAGCATTTGCTTGTGCGTATGTTTCGTATGAAGTAATTGGACCCCACCATACAATCGTATTTGCGGCATGTAATGTGACACCGTGTGAGGCGGCTTGGGGTTGGATGATAAGAACTTTTGGGTTAGGTGTTTCTTGAAACTTTTTAAATATTGCGGTACGTTTATTGACAGGAACTCCACCATGAATTAGGTCTACTGTATAGCCGTCTTTTGTAAGAGAATCATTGATAATTTCTATGGCATGTCTAAATGGTACAAATATAAGAACCTTATGGCTTGACTCATCAATAGCTTCTTTAAGCACTTTTAATCTATTGCTTGCATCAAACTCAATTACTTCACCTGTATCGGAATATACCGCACCGCTAGATAATTGCAATAACTTGTTTAAATTAACCGCCGCATTAATTGTAGTAATTTCTTCGCCCGCAGTTCTAATCAACATCTCTTTACGTAGCTTCTCATAATACTTTTCCTGTTGTGGTGTAAGTGGAACATGTCTTGTTTGGTATGTTATTTCAGGTAAGTCCAAGCATTGTTCTTTTGTAAATCTAATCGCAGGCTGTAAAACTCTATGCACTATGTCTTCCGCATTATGCTTTGGTATCCATTTGAACTGCGTAATCTTTTGCATAACCATATCCCTAAAATGGGAGTAAAACTTTGGCAACTGCGATGGGTTTACTAGCTTAGCAATACCGTATGCATCTACCGGACTTTGAGCCGCAGGAGTACCAGTAAGCATCCATAACCAAGTCGTTGGAGTTATTAAACTATTCAATACTTTCCATCTTGTAGTTGTGGGGTTTTTATATGCGTTGGCTTCATCGACAACAATCAAATCAAACTTACTATCAGCAATAGCATCTGCGACAATTTCTACACCATCAAAATTAATTATTACAAACTCAGCTCCACCTCTAATTATTTCTTTTCGTTTTTCTCTAGCACCGTAAGCTATGTCTACCCTTCTATGAATA